CAGCAGAAACCTCTCTTACATGGCGTTGGGAGACAGGTTGTTTCCACGATGAGTCTCAAATGATGAAGTGCCAATATTGCATGAACTGGTCTACTCGATGATTGATATTGAAAAAGTTCTTCTATCCCTAGACTTAAAACTTACTGCTCAACGCGGTGATGAAGTCCAAGGATTTTGTCCAATGCACAAGGCTAGAACAGGTAAGGAAGACCATAATCCATCTTGGTGGATAAACGGCAATACTGGAGCTCACATATGTTTTTCTTGCGGGTACAAAGGAAATATCTACACCCTTGTCTCTGATATAAAGGGGATGGATTACTTTGATGCAAAAGATTACATAAATAGTAACGAAGATTTACCTATTGACTCACTTTTGAAGCGAATTAAAGAACTTCCTATGTATGAGGCTAAAGAGCAAGAGGAAGTTCTTGCAATTACAGAAGCTCGATTAGCTGTTTACACAAATCCGCCAGAGAAAGAGCTAAGGAAAAGGTTCCTAGATGCAGAATCAGCAAAACACCACGGGGTCCTCTGGGACACAAAAACCAACTCATGGATTCTCCCTATCCGTGACCCGAACGATTACAGTCTTTGGGGATGGCAAGAGAAAGGAGCAAATGGACGTTTCTTTAGAAACCAACCAGCAGGGGTTAAGAAGTCTAAGACGGTATTCGGTGTCGAAGTCATGGCAACCGACACTCTCGTAGTTGTCGAATCTCCTCTTGATGTTGTCAGACTTGCCTCTGCAGGAATTTCTGGAGCCATATCAACTTACGGAGCGATAATCAGTGAAGACCAAGCAAAGATTATGCGCCGTGCCGAGAAGGTCATAGCAGCATTTGACAAGGATGCTGCAGGACAGAAAGCATGTGAGCAAATAAAGGTTTATGCACACAAGTATGGTCTTGAACTGTTTTACTTTAACTACAGTGGTATTGAGGTTAAAGACCCAGGAGACATGACTGTAACCGAGATTCGTCGTGGCATTATGACGGCACGAGACGTTATCTATGGGAAGAAGGCTTATTCATGGACTTAAGAGATAAGGATAGGCCATTACATGTTTGCTTATGCGGTTCCACACTCTGGAATGTTAAAGCTATGTTTGAAGATGGGGAAATAAGTCTTTACATGTTAGATATGGAGTGTGCGCTTTGCGGGAATTTAGCAACTGCGCCAACCCCTCTAGATGTTTAAAGGGACATTACTGCCTTACCAACCAGAGGCTGTAGACAAGATGGTTGCTCGTAAAAAAATGCTAGTTGCATATGAAATGGGTCTTGGAAAAACTGTTCTCACTATTGCAGCTATTGAAAAGCTACGTGAAGAAGGGGTTATTACTCGCCCAGTTTTGATTGTTGCATTATCTAGTTTGAAGTACCAATGGAAAAAAGAAATAGAAAAATTCTCTGACGCAACTGTCTCTGTCATTGACGGGACTAAGACAGTAAGAGCAGACCAATGGGATTCAGAAGCTGATTACATTGTTTGCAATTATGAGACAGTCGTTAATGACTGGTCCCTTGTTACTAGTCGATTGTTTGATGCAATCGTATGTGATGAAGCTACTGCAATAAAGAGCTTTAAATCAAAAAGGTCTAAGTTTATAAAACAACTTTCTAAAACCATACCTGTTAGGTTTGCATTAACTGGTACTCCTATTGAGAATGGAAGACCAGAAGAAGTATTTAGCATTATGCAATTTGTTGACGACAAAGTTCTTGGAAGATTCGATTTATTTGACCAAGCTTTTATTGTTAGAAATCACTTCGGTGGAGTGCAGCGTTACCGAAATTTACCTTTGTTTCATGAAAGAATAAAAAGTGCTTCCGTAAGAAAGACTCAAAGAGACCCCGACGTTGCTCCTTACCTTCCTAAGACCATTCATTATGACCCTATAAGTGTAAAGCTAGATAAAAAGTCCGCAGAACTTTACGAGAGAATTTCAACCGACCTATTTAAAGAATTAACAGAAGCGCAAACTCTTTTGGGTTCTTCTTTTTCTTTAGAAGCGCATTATGGACAAGCACACCAAGTAGGCTCACCTGCGGATGAGCTTAGGGGAAAGATTATGTCCAAGATAACTGCTCTGCGTATGCTTTCGGATAGTCCGCAGCTTCTTTTGGACAGCGTGGCTAAATTCCATGATGGATGGCAAGTAGTGGACGGAGACACCTCCGTCAATATTGCGGGCTCAAGAGGTGGTAGTGCTTACCTAGCCGAGCTAGCTGATGCTGGAGTCCTAGACAATATCAGCACAACTTCCCCCAAATTAGCCGCTGTTATCGAATATGTGTTAGAACACATAGAGATTGATGAGAACGCCAAAGTAGTTATATTTACATGCTACCTAGGTATGCTCCCCTTAATTCAAGAGATTTTGACCCAAAAGAACATTCAAAGCCGCACTTACTCAGGCGAAATGAATGCCAACCAAAAAGAAATTGCCAAAACTGAGTTTCAAACTTCTAAAGAAGTTAGGGTTCTTATTTCTACTGATGCAGGAGGCTACGGGGTTGATTTGCCTCAAGCTAACCTTTTAGTTAACTACGACCTTCCTTGGTCAGCAGGCACTGCAGTTCAAAGAAACTCAAGAATACGACGCGCCAGCAGTAAGTGGCCCAGCGTTATGATTCAAGACTTTTTAGTGCTAAACTCCATCGAAGAAAGACAGTACGAAATGTTGAACCAAAAGAACGCTGTAGCAGACGCCGTAATAGACGGTGAAGGCATCAATGTTCAAGGCGGTGTAGACTTAACAGTAGGAAGTCTTTTAGCTTTCATACAAGAAAACCAAGCATAGGGGGCAAAAAATGGCACGAGTAAAAACAGCAGAACCAAGAGTGGCAAAACAAGACGACTTATTGAGTCGTACAAAACAGTACTCTTTTGTAAAAGGTCAAATAGATTACTTAGAAAAAGAACAGAAAGAACTTCGTGGGCAATTATTCGAAGATATTGACAATGCAGGAGAACCTGATTCTAAAGGAAACATTGTCCTCGAACTACCACAAGAAGTAGACGGGTATGTTGCTGTAGTCAAGCAACGTCGCGTAACTCGTAAAATTAACGAAGAAAAAGCAGCAGAGATTATTGCTGAGCATAATCTTGAGGAGTCTTTGTACAAGACGATTCGAGTAATTGATGAAGACGCGCTTATGGCTGCTTTGTACAACGATACTCTAACAGAGGATGAGATTGAAGCAATGTACCCCCAGACAGTTACGTGGGCTCTCATTCTTAGTAAGAAGTAATTCATGGCAGGTCTTCGCAGCGATGATGAAATTGAAAAAGCATTTGCTGATTTAGAGTACATACCTGGTTCTAAGAAGAAACGCCGTGAACCAAACCCGAAGGTTTCCCGTCGTAAGGCGGGAGAAACAAATGGTTGGGATGAAAACCCAATCATAAAAACATTAGGCGGAAAGGAAACCGAAGTCTTTACTATCAATGCTCTTGCAAAAGCGTTGGAGAAAGCAGTGGTTACTGTTCGTCTATGGGAAAGAAAAGGCTATATCCCCCGTGCTCCTTACAGGCTAAGAGCAAAGACTCTTAACAATAGTAAGACCAACGGGAACAGGGTATACACTCGCGCACTAATCGAAGCAGCTGTTGAGGAGTTTTCCAAACGTGGCTTAATCGGTTCAGAGCGTGTAGAGTGGAACGACCATGAAGACCTGACAGAAGCATTGTTAATGCGCTGGAAGGACATCACATCCAAAGAGAGCCATAGTGCCTCATGACCGAAAGAAAAAAAAATGACTATAACAAAACCTACTATGCAAGCCGCAGACTACGTAGACGATGCACCACTCGAAGAAACAACTACCACTTCCAACTCACATGTCAGTGAAGGTTGGGATGCTGTTGAAGCTCTTCTAAGCCAAGACTCGAAAGAGTTTCCGACTGATTTCAAGTTCTCAGAAGAACCTCAACTTGTGAAATTTTTGCAAGACCGTCCATTCGCAACCTATGAATCACATTGGATTGAACGTCCAAAGGGTAAGAAGTCATTTGTTTGCATGGGTGATGGTTGCCCACTATGCGAAATCTTGGGCGATAAGCCACGAGGAAAGTTCGCCTTCAATGTTCTTGTCCTATCAGGAGAGGAAAAGACTGTACAAGTCTTGACTGCACCTCCATCACTTGCTCGCCAAATCAAGAAGGCCCATGACGATGAGCGTAAGGGACCTATTGACCGTGAGTTCTGGGAAATTTCTCGCCTAGGTACAGGACCTACAACACAGTACACCCTCGACTTTGTTCGTGGTCGTGACCTGGATGAGGAATGGAAGTTATCCCCCGACGCTGTTAAAGAGCTTGTAGCGAATGCCGTGTTATTCACGGCTGACGAGGTAGTTCGTGAGACCCCCCGCTCCGAACTTCTCGATATCGCTCGCTCAATGGCGTAACTTCCACAAATCGTAGGAGAGCCCTCCCGTGGACATGGGGCTCTCCTACATTAGGGTTTAGATTAGACAGAGGAAAGCAATTGCTTTAAACTCTATGTATGAATAAAATGACAGATGAACAAGTTGCATGGATAGCAGGAGTCTTTGAGGGGGAAGGCACTTTCACATATAGGACTTACAAGGGCACTGGTAGAAATCAGATTACTATGCGAGTAGTTATGACGGACTTAGATGTAATCGAACGACTACATATGTACACAGGAATAGGACATATTTACGGCCCTTACGTTTCGAAAGACTTAAAAAAAGATGGAACTACCCGTAAACCTTCCTACCATTGGGCAGTTACTACACAGACAGATACCCTCTTGTTAGGAGAAATGCTGTTTCCATGGTTAGGTGAACGTCGCAAGGAGAAGTTCTTAGAAATAAAGGCGTATTACGAAGAGGGAAAACGTTTTGCTACTAAAGCAAACGGTAATTGGAAGGGACCAAAAACTAATAATGAATATAATAACGACCAAGGAACAATTGGATGAATTAGTCGCGTATTACTTAACAGTACCTGCGTTCGCTTACGACACCGAGACAGTTGGAGATAACAGGCTCCAACCAGTAGTGAACGATGTGCTGTGGATTTCTCTCGCTACAGAGGGTCGCACAGACGTCATTCCAATGGGACATCCAAACGGAGAGTTCCTTCATTGGGATAAAGAAATACTACTCAGTGGTCAAAGAAAACTTGAAGCAGGAAAAGAATTAAAGGAAACTGATTACTCAAAGAACCAGAGTAAGTGGAAGCCTGTATTCGATTCACCCCCACCACAGTTACTCCCAGGAGATGTGTTTAAGGCTTTAAAGCCTTTATTTTTTAGTGATAAGTTGAAGATTGGTCATAACGTTAAATTTGACCTGAAATCCATTGCAAAGTACTACCGAGGTGTTGTTCCTACTAAACCTTTCTTTGACACCATGATGGCAGCCTTCATCATTGATAACCGAAATAAGCACAGCCTAAAATTGAAAGATTGCGCTGAAAAATATTTGAAGATTAAAGTGGATAAAGGAATTGGGGCAATGGTAGAAGCCCACTCTTTTTCTGATGTTGCTCATTACTCTGGATTTGACTCAGAAGTAACATGGAAGTTATACACGGTGTTAGCGCCAAAATTGACTACAAATTTAGCCCGTGTATGGGCATTAGAAATGGATTTAATCGCAGCTCTATGCGACATGGAGTTAGCAGGCGCACCAATTGATGTAGAAGAGTTAAAGAAACTACAAAAGCGCCTGGACATTGATATTGATGCTACGAAAGCAAAGGCATGGAAACTTGCTGGAAAACCCTTCTCGATGAATTCTGTTAAAGAAAAACAGGAGTTATTGTTCTTGCCTAAAGAACAAGGTGGACGTGGTATCAAACCTGATTTAAGAATCAAAGTTGCCCTTACAGACAAAGGTAAGGACATCGCTGCTGCAGGACAGCCTCTTACTATTCACAACTACTCTGTATCTTCAGACGCTCTAGAGTTTTATAGAGAGAAAGATGAGTTAGTAGAGGCTCTTATTGAGTACCAAGACTTAAACAAACTCTCCACAACGTATGTAGTCCCATACTTGGGAGGAGAAGTAACTCGAACTACCTCTGGAAAATCGCGCATTGTAGATAAAAAGAGCCTACTTATTGATGGAAAAGTTCACACCAACTTTAAATCCCACGGAGCAGATACAGGGCGTTTTTCCAGTAGTGACCCAAATCTACAGAACATCCCTAGTAGTGGACAGTATGGAAAGATGATACGAAACCTGTTTTACGCTCCTGAAGGATATAAATTAGTTGTAGCCGATTACTCACAAATTGAACCAAGAGTTATTGCATCCTTTTCTAACGACCCTATTTTGGTAAACAATTACCAAACAGGTGGGGATGTGTACACAACTATCGGTAATACAGTTGGGTTAGACCGCAAAGCTGGAAAGGTCCTCGTACTAGCAATGTCTTACGGTGTTGGCCCAGACAAGATTGCTTCTTCCCTGGGGTTAAAGCTCCCAGAAGCCAAGAAACTCCTCAATGACTTTATGGAACAGTTCGAAGATATCGAGAAGTACAAAGCAAAAGTCATACGACTGGCTAGAAATTTAGATGTTCCGTATGTAGAGACTATTTTTGGTCGTAGAAGGTATCTGACAGACTTAAAGAGTCGTGAACAAGGGCTGAGGTCAAGAGCAGAACGCCAAGCCTTTAACACGGTTATCCAAGGTTCTGCGGCAGATATCATGAAATTAGCCATTGTTCGTGCCCATTCCTGCTTTATTGAGGAGCCAGATGTAAACGTCCTTTTGACAGTGCACGATGAATTAGTTACTGTTGCTCGTGAAGACCTAGCAGAAGAAACTGCAGAGGCCATCCGTGAGTCTATGGAAGGAATTAAGTTGAAAGAGATTACAGTTCCTCTTATTGCAGATGTTAAAATCGTTAATAAGTGGGGAGAAGCCAAATGAGTAATTGGTGGGCAGACAAACTTGGTACACAACCTCAAGCCCCGCAACCCTCTCAACAACGTCCTTCAAGTATTCCTATGCCACCTTCGCAGCAACCTATGACACGGTATACCCAACCACAGCAACCTCCTACAACCAAAGCAGTGAGTGCAAATCAAACTCAGTTATGCCCTGAGTGCGGAGGAAACAACTATATGTCTCCTAACCCACAGCAGATTGCCTTCCGTTGCTATGACTGTGGTTACCCCATTGGCCAATCAGGGTCTCGTTACGGTGCGTTAAGCGGTGCGAGGACAGAAGGAAGCTCTAAACCTGCCATAGGTAACAGTCAAGGTGCATGGAGTCCTATACCTGCAGGGTATAACCCCGATGGGAGTAAGCAGTGATAACCGATGAGGCTAAAAAAGTTGTCGCATTACTTAATAAAAAGTTTGGCGATAACGTTGTTGTTTTTGCGTCAGATATTCGTAGTGACCTTATTCCTAGGATTACTAGCGGTTCTACCACTCTTGATTACGTTCTTGGTGGCGGTTTCCCTGGTAACCAATGGAATGAACTCATTGGAGAACCATCTCACGGAAAAACAGCACTTGCGTTAAAGACAATTGCAGCAAATCAAGAATTGAACCCAAACCATACAACAGTGTGGGTAGCAGCAGAGCAATGGGTACCTGAATACGCTGAAATGTGCGGAGTAGATACCAGCAGAGTAATTGTTGTAGAAACATCCATTATGGAAGAGGCTTATGATGCAGTTATTGCGTTTGCGGAGTCTAAAGCGATTGATGCAATTGTTATTGATTCTTTGCCTGCTTTATCCCCTTCTCCTGAGATGGAGAAAGATATGGGAGAAGCGACTGTTGGACGAGGAGCCTTACTAACAAATAAATTTTTCCGTGTAGTCGGTACAGCTATGAAACGCAGTCTTGTTGAAGATGAGCGACCTATCCTTGGCCTAATCATTAACCAGTACCGAATGAAGATTGGTGTCATGCACGGCGACCCAAGGACTACCCCAGGTGGAGAAGGAAAGAATTACGCATTCTTTACTCGTTGCGAGGTTAAGCGAGATGAATGGATTGAGATTGGTTCTGGTAATAACAAGACCCGTGTAGGGCAAAGAATTAAAGTCAGAACATTAAAGAATAAAACTGCGCCCCCACAACGAGTCGCTTACTTTGATTTCTACTTTGCAGAAGGTGGAGACTGTTCTCCAGGTGAGTTCGACTTCGCCAAGGAAATTGTGTCCCTAGCTGTAGTTAAAGGCGTCATCTCTCGTAAAGGTGGTTGGTACTACTACGGTGACCGTAAATGGCAGGGTATCGAACCTGTAATCCAAAGTATTAGAGAAGAACTCGACCTCAAGGAAGAAATCCAACGGTTAGTTCTTACTTCCAGCGATATTCCTATGGCTGGTACTGATGAAGAGTGAAGGTCAAAAGCAATCCCTCAAGCATGAGAAGCGATTAGCCAAAGCAATTGGCGGAAGTCGCAACGCTGCTTCTGGAGCTTTTTGGTCTCGCAAAGGAGATGTTCGTTCAGAAGACCTGCTGATTGAACATAAATGGACTGGAAAGAAATCTTTTTCTCTAAAGTCCGATGTCCTTAAAAAGATTGTAAGAGAGGCCATCCTTGATGGGAGAACTCCTGTGCTGGGAGTCCATCTAGAC